AATCCCTCCCGCTCCGCCAGCTTTTTATCACGCTAGAGCACGGAAAGCCTGATTTTATAAGGATTCCGTGCTTTTTCTTTGCGCCATATTACGCCAGAAAACGGAATGCTTGCTGTACAAGTGGCTGTACAAGTTTTAAAAATTGTACAGTTCGCATGGCAGGGATTATCAAAAGAAGTAATAAATGGGTGGCCGTCTTCAAGACGCTCGACGGTAAAGAGATCAGGAAAACTACCCGTGTCGACGTGGTCCCAAAGGTTATTCCACCCGGGACAAATAAAAGAGCGCTCATAGCGCAAAACGAGGCCAGGGCTCGTCTTATTGCCGAGGAGCTTGAGAATGGACACAAGACCGGCTTTATTGACTCGCAGCGGCTCAAAGCTATAGCTGGCGGAGATGTTCAGGCGGCCAGCCTTGGCAGAAAGGTTGTGAGCGTTGGGGCGTATCTCCATGAATGGTTGCAATCACGATCTGGCAAGATTCAGGCTTACGAAAGAGACGGGAAGGCCGTCAAGCAGTTTATTTTGTTCTTGAGGAACGATGGGGGACAGGCAATAGCATCCATCAATAAAGACACCGTGAGACGATTTGCGGAGACAGAAATGGAGCGCGTGTCATCCGGTACAGTCTCAAGGTATCTTGAATCTCTTTCCTGTGCGTTTAACCAGGCGGTGGAAAAAGAATTGATCATCTCCAATCCTTTCAGGGGGGCTCGACTGGATAAGAAAAAAAAGCAAGACGATAAACAGGAGCGTAGTGCGTTCACCGTGGAAGAGGTGAAAAGACTGGTGGAGATTTTGCCGGGGGAATGGCCGGATATGATACGTGTATGCCTTTATACGGGCGGCCAGCGTCTTGGAGACATTGCCACTCTCAGATGGGAGCAGGTGAATCTGGAGGGCGGCTTAATCTCCATGACCTCGCAAAAGACCAAGCGGCGTATGAACAAACCAATCATCGGGCCGCTGAAAGAGATATTGAAAGAGAGGGAAAAGTATTCCATCAATGAATTTGTGTTCCCCTTGGCCGCCATGAAGCATGCACAGGGCGGGGGGAAGTCCAGCAAGCTCTCTCTTGAGTTTACCGGACTACTGAAAAAACACGGCATGATTTCTTCCGGGGAAAGGAAAGTGCCAGGCGATAAGCGTGTGCTGTCTGAAAAAAGCTTCCACAGTTTGAGAGCCACCGCAGTGACGATTTTAAGACTGGCAGGCGTGCCGGCGGACTTGTGCCGTTTCATTGTAGGGCATGATTCTGAAGAGATTGAACGGGTGTACTTTCGGCCCGATTCGCAGGATGTCGTTCACGCAATGGAGGAAATATCCAGCAAGATTATTTTGTAATCCTCACGGAGGAATTTGTCATCACCTGAACGGATAATTGAGGAGAAAGCGTCTCAATGGATGTCACAAGACATCAAATCTCATGGAAAAACAGGAATTTCTCCCCCCCCCCCCGCATTTGTAATGCTTTAAATTATAGGGAGTTAAGAGAAAAAATATCAGCAAGAAAGGGTTACGTCTATGTCAGGTAACGTAATGCTTGTATTTTTCTTGCTGGCTGTGCTTTTTGGGGCCACTTGTTACGGCCTGGGCATCGTAGAAGGTTGTCGGAGAACCATGAAGAGGATCTTGAGAAATATCACTCAAAAGGAGGAGAAAAAGAAATGAACTCGTCAATCTCTTCGTTTTCCCGTTCCGGCATCAAAGATGACTTAGGAATCCATATCAAGATGTGTGTGCCTACTTATCTCCATTACGCTCTTAATACTAATGATGGGAAAAAGATCGTGAAGAGCTCTGATATGATTTTTGATGAAAAAAATGTAGAAAAAATGAAAAATAGTATTGACTGGTGGTTAACCACCGATTATGGTGAGCACATGCCAAGTCAACGGAAGATAGACAAAAAACAGATTTCAGTATGGATACCAATCGTCCTCTTCCGAAAATTTCAAAAGAGAGCAAAAGAGCTGAATATGACCATGACTGAAATCATTACCGCTTATTTGGTTCAACAAACTCAAAATGTAATTCTTACACCCGAAGATTATGAGCACATCGCCAGAGAAATACGAGAAAAAGCAAATAACAATTAACCTCCCTATTGACTTATTTGAACAGATAAAACTGATTGCACGGAAAGAACAAAGATCTGTTTCCGGACAAGTAGTTTTTTTGCTCGCAGGTGGTGAACCACCTAAAACAAAACGCATTAGGAAGGAGCGAGTTTTTTTACCTGTGGGTGGTGAACCACCTTTTGAGAAAAATGAACAGAAGAAGGCGAAACGATAATTATGGATTACTTATCTCAGCAAGTTGGGATTATTTTTGAGATACTCCCAGGCAACATCGGTGATGTTGACGTCAAAACCGGACACGATACTTCCGTACCAGGAAAGTCGAATAAGAATGCCGGCTGCTATCAGACCATTTACGATGCCATCCCTGTCATCAAATCTCTGTGTTCGGGTATCGAAGCAGATATATCTAGCCAGAACATCTTTCTCTTCTGGAGTGAGAGCATGGAGACGCTTGATCACCTTTTTACGGGATTTTGCCTTGGAGCGAGAGGTTTTGATAGTGTTCCAAGCCTTTTCCAGCAGGGCGCAGCCGGAAATAAGGAACACGAATCCCGCAATATCGCGGTAATCATGGGGAGAATAGCTGATATGCAGGGCCTCAAGAATGCTTTGAGGAGCGAAAAGATAAACTGCCGCTGCGGAAAAGATTATGCCTGCATAATTGCAAGCGAATTTAAGCAGTTCTGCCAAGTATTGGAAAAAAATCATGAACCCAGAGGATAGGCTTAAACGGATGTATAGACAATAGCCTTTACATTAAAACCAATAAGAAGAAACATGAATAAAGAACAAACGATAGTCAGCCTCCTTATTGAGCTGGATAAAATGCTCAAAGTCGAAACCCACGAGGACGCCAATCCATGCTTCAGCATCAATGAGCCTGAAGACAAAATTCTCCGGGCGAAATACGCAGGGAGAATTTACGGAGCCCGAAGGCTTTTAGGATTGAGCCTCGAGTCCCAGCCCGGAGCATTGTTTCCCGACAAAGAAAGGGATGCGTTTACCGATCTTGTTGAGAAGAGCCAGGAACCTCCCGCTTGAACAAGAACACTAAGGAAGGATCGCCGTGTAATTTTTCGGAAATAGGATAAATAGCCGACACAAGTTCCCATCCATCTTTTCCTTGATTGTTAAGAACTTCCATATGCTTTTCCCATACGTCCTTATTATGATTTACTGCCAAGTATGTATATTCGAATTTAGCCATAACCAAGCAATAACAATTTTACATTAAACTATCAATATCAAATGCCCCGGTACGAAGAATTTAGCCATGAACCGTTCAAAGCCGAAAGGCAGGGGCTCCATTAAAGAAACAATCATGATCATCGAATACGACTACGAAGACCGCTGCATCCGGATGGATGGAGAGTTTATCACGCTGGACGAGGCGAGTGGCTTGCTGGGAGCTTTGGAGATTGCCATTGACCAGTGGGAAGCGGACCACACCACCTGCGAAAATCCCGACGGCCACAACGACGAATTTTAACCAAAGCCATGAACGGGAACGGAAAAACGATAGCCAGTCTCGCGGATGCCTTGGAAGTGCTGTCCGGAGTGCTGAGGGAATTGGCGACCACTCCGATTCCTCCCTCTGCTGAGGCAGCGAGCGTCGGAATGAATAATTTTGTTCCGGTAGATGAATTCGGAAGCGCGAAAGATTGCGCTGAACGGTTTCACTACTCCGTCAGCGGCATTACTCCTTATTTGGCGGAGGGGGTGAGGCTGGGGAAAATTACCAAGATGACGCCTGTGAACAATCAACGAGGAAGGAAGGGCGAGGCGCGCTTCAACATGCGCGAAGTTAGAGATTTTCTCTCCAACCAATCAAAATAATGAATACACATCAACATATTATCGACCGAGGCCCTTACAAGGGCATGGTGGAAACTATCACTGACAATCCCCATCCAGCCAAGACGGCGCGCTGCTACATGTGCGGCGAGTCTTTGACGGCCGCTTCTTCCTGGTTATCTCTCGTAGGCGACCATCAGGACGGCGTATTTTGCTCCCGCTATCTGTGCCGTCTATGTGCTTACGAACGCCTCAACGGAATTCCGGACGACGCGGAACGGTGCTGGAACTACACGCAGGCCGCCCGATCAACAGATCGCCTCGCCAGAGTCATCATTCATTTGGTGATGGAGAGCGTAGTGGTTGCCGCAGGGGCGAGCGTCTTATTCGCCTTCTTTATCCTTATTAAAAACCTTTTTAACTAAAACAAACACCATGCAAAGAAACGAATGTAAGCCCGGAACGGAAGTCATCATCCGGGGAACAATTAAGGAAGATGACGGAACCAATATAATCCCTATCCTTGTCACTATCCACGACAACGAACACGAAGAAAAAATTTTTTTTGAACCTTCCTCCCTCGAACCCGTCGCGCCGAAGTATGACCCGAAGAGAGAATTCCGCAAGGGGGATATTGTGCGTTTTGTGGGGAGAGGTAGGAAAAATTATCTCTTATCTCCAGATAACATGGAAGAGTTTACCGTGCTTGAAGATGAAAGACATGAACAGGTTCTTGTCAAATGTTGCGAATACACGGCCTCTTTTCATTTTGCTGACCTCGAACTTATAAAGCCCATTGAGGAAATAAAAGCAGCACCGCGAATCCTTGAATGCCTAAAAAGGCAGTTGGCCGGGGTCAGTTGGCGCTGACTCCCGGCCTTGTTACCCTGAACCATGCAAAGATTATGAGTAACGAAAGTACAGATAAACTAGATTTGCCCCAGGCGCCAGTTCCGAAAAAGACACTCTACGAAATTGTGATGTCCGAGGACGTGAAAACACACATTACGCAGTTTGTGGAGGGAATGATGACGCCGGAACGATGCATAAGCATCTTTTGGAATTGCTGCCAGAAAACCCCTCTCCTTCAGCAATGCGCCCCTATTACCCTGATTTCCTCGCTGAAAAACTTGTTGCTGATGCGGTGTGAGCCGGACGGCATCCACGGCTATCTTGTGCCCTTTTGGGTCAACGATAAGAGAACCGGCAATTCCATACTGACTTGCGCCCCGGTGCCTTCTGCCCGCGGCCTGATGCGTATGGCCCGCTCCAACGGCGTCACCAATCTCAACATTGGCATTGTCAGAGAGGGAGAGCCGTTTTCCTGGCGGCTGGATGACGGCAAGTTCACCATGGGCCATATTCCGGGCTGGGGTGATAATGAGGACCCTATCAGGGGCTTTTATTGCACCTGGACGGATAAGGATAGCTACCTGCATGGAGAGCGCATGAGCTTGAAAGCCGTGGAAGAGATAAAAGGCCGCTCCAAGTCCAAAAACAAGAAAGGGGAGATTGTAGGCCCTTGGGTGACGGATTTTGGTCAGATGGGCCTAAAAACGGTCATCAAGCGTGCATCCAAGCAATGGGATTTGCCTCTGGTTATCCAGGCCGCAATGCAGGCCGCCGACGATCAGGAATTTGAGGGAAATATGCGGAACGTAACCCCCGAAAAAACGGACGGTCCAGCCGAAGGGGAAACCCCCTGGAACAACGCTCCGGCCCCTGAAGCATTCCAGAATGACCAGCCGGAAGCCCTGCCGGAACCGAAGCCGGAAGGACAAGACGATCTTATTCCCGGATTGAAGATGCCCGCGCCGAAAGAAACCGCAACCGTCAACATGGAGGATTATTGACATGAGCCTTTCGCCGAATTGTATCGTTTATGAGAACGTGCCGCAACGTTCGGAGGCGTGGTTCAAGCTGCGCTCCGGCCGCCTGACAGCCAGCAATTTCAACAGGCTGCTGACGCCCACGGGCCGCAAGCCTCAACCCCGGACCAACAAGGAAAGGGGCCCGTGGGGCAACCTTATCATTGAATTATGCTGCTCTTTCCTCCGCCCTGATGAAATTACCTTTGAAGGCAATTTTCACACGGACCGCGGAGAGGCTCTGGAAGCTGAAGCACGGGAAGAGTTTTGCAGAATAACCGGCCTGACCGTAAAGGAAGTGGGATTTATCCTTTGCAAAGATGGACCAGTTGGTTGCAGTCCTGACGGGCTCATTATTGACTGGAAAGGCAATTACATTGCCGGGCTGGAAATCAAATGCCCTCTTTCCAAGAATCACGCCCTTTATCTGCTCAACGGCGTTTTGCCGGACGACTACCGACAGCAAGTACATGGCTCTATGGCTGTGACTGGGTTGCGCACATGGTATTTTGTCTCCTACTGCCCCGGCCTGCGTCCTTTCATCCTCAAAGTTAAATGGGATGAATACACGGACAAAATCAAAAATGAGCTGGACGAATTCAAGGAAGAATACCGGAATGAGTATGATCGCATCATGCCGCTAATCCGGCCAGCCGTAGAAGGGAGGGTGGCATGAGGACCAGGGCAAGAGCGATCCACCGTCCCGGCGTGATGAACAAGACGGAAGCCGCCTATGGCTTTTATCTGTCCGACCTTCAGAACAAGGGAGCAATCCGGGAATTCAAATTTGAATCCGTCAAGTTAATCCTTGGTAAAAGATGTTCCTATACGCCGGATTTCATGGTTGTACTCCCGGACGGCACCCTTGAATTCCACGAGGTGAAAGGCTTCTGGCGCGACGATGCCAGGGTAAAAATTAAGGCGGCTGCCGACAAGTTCCCCTTTGTCTTTTTGGCCGTAAAACAGACAAAAACGGGCTGGGAAATCGAAGTCATTCAGGAAGGAGAGCAGATCAATGAAAGCCGACCTTGACGCACTCAACGCCATTTACGGCACCCGGTTCTGGATTGGTCAGGAAGTCACGTTCATGTTCTGCAAACGTCCGTGTAGATGTACCGTTATTGGTGCAAAATTTGGAAGGTGGCTCCATGTAGAGAACAAAAACGGCGAGTATGTTTGCCACCCTTATGACGCCTACCCCGTGATCAATCTGTCCGGCGTTGTCACCTTTGACGGCTGGATCGTGGGAGCAAACGGAAAACTCAAAATAAAGAAAGGATAAATTTAAATGGAATCTACATATAAATTCAACTGCAATATACAACAAGGAAAAGTTATCATAAATTTAACATTGAATTATGAATCAAAAGAAAAAGAGGAATTGTTTGGAATTGCTCTTATGCTTAGAGAATCGGCAGGTTATTTAGAATCTGTTGGAAATCAGATGCAGGAAGGAGGTCAGCAATGATCAAAGAACGTCCTATCCTCATGTCCGCGCCTATGGTTCGGGCTATCCTTGCCGGGGAAAAGACACAAACGCGTAGGCTTGTTAAATCGAGAAACGATTTAAGCCGTTACAATAAAGTATTTGTCCTCTCTAAAAATGAATACAACACAGATATTGCGACTGAATTCAAGGTAAAGGTTGTGGCTAAAAAGCCCATGGCATTATTCTTCAAGAATTTCATCAACGACCTTGATGTTGAATGCCCTTACGGAAATGTCGGCGATCAGCTTTGGGTGAGGGAGACTTTTTTCGAGGTGTACAATGATCAATTCCAGCCCACCGGGAAATATTGCTACGCCGCCACTCACCAAGGTTATGTAAATGTCTTGGACGACGACGGAGGCATCAAAATTAACAAAGATGGTTCGGATGCGTCACCATGGAAACCCAGCATCCACATGCCCCGGAAAGCATCCCGCATCCTTCTTGAAATTACGGGAATCCGTGTAGAGAGGTTGCAGGACATTTCTTGGGAGGATTGCGAATCTGAAGGCATCTTGCAAAAGCAAGAACACGATTATACGGTTTATTTCGACTACTTGAAAAACGATTACTTGGCTTCAAATCCAAAAGAATCCTATCAATCTCTTATTGAAAAAATTAACGGCCCGGAAACATGGGAGAAAAACCCGTGGATGTGGGTTGTGGAATTCAAAACTATCGAAGTGAAAGGAGGCTCGCGTGAAAATAACGCCTGAAAAGAAAGCTATCCTCGCTTACGGAAAAGCCCGTGGAATAGTGGAAGAACGGCTTAGTATTTTAAACGATGCGACAATTCGCGCGAATATCGAATGTGGCGAATTGGACAGAAAAGAATACAAAGAGCTTTACGATATTGACGAAGCCATCCGCGACGCTTGGAAGAAACGGGCCGCGTGCAGGGCATGGAATCCACCGGAAGGACGGGATTGCCGTAATTGCAAATATTTTAGACTGCCGGAAAGACCCGGCACACCTTGCTATAATTGTCCCGGTTTATACAATCAAATACCTCATAACTGGGAGCCGAGAAAGGAGGGCGAAAATGAAACTGACGCCTGAGCAGAAAGCTTTTTTCGAGTACGGTCAGGAATACAAGGACATGATGATATGCCGCTGGGAATACAACGCAGGCGTATGTGCCAGGATTAACCTTGAAGCTCGGATTCGGCGCGCCTGGAAGATGCGGGCCGTGTGCAGGGCGTGGACCATCCCATCAGCAGAGCGAATCTGTGAGAACTGTACCCATGAAGGAACGCATCCATTAGAGACGCCATGTTTAGACTGCTTAAGAAATCAGTCCGTATATTGTGAAGAGGGAGGCAATGCGGGAGATGGCGATTACTGGGAGCCGAGAAAGGAGGGGGAGTGAATGAGCTACATCTTTTCGCGGGCGCTGGTGGAGGAATATTGGGCAGCGAATTGCTCGGAATCCGCACCGTCTGTGCCGTCGAGATCGAACCCTACCCAGCAAGCGTACTGCTCGCCCGGCAGAATGACGGACTACTCCCGCCTTTCCCGGTATGGGATGACGTACGCACCTTTGACGGACGACCATGGCGCGGCCTTGTTGACGTGGTATCTGGAGGCTTCCCGTGCCAGGACATTTCCTCTGCGGGAAAAGGCGCCGGCATTGATGGGGAGCGCTCCGGACTCTGGCGGGAAATGCACCGAATTATCAATGAAGTACGACCTCGCTACGCATTCCTGGAAAACTCACCTTTGCTTGTGGGACGAGGCCTTGCCAGAGTCCTCGGTGATCTTGCCGAAATCGGGTATGATGCGGAATGGCTTGTGCTGGGAGCGGACGATGTGGGAGCCCCGCACGTCCGAAAGAGAATCTGGATACTTGCACATGACCCCCACGCCAACGACTTGCAACGCCCCCAACAAGGGGAGCCATTCATGGGGCCCAAAGTTCTTGCTGGATGTAGCTTCAACAGGTTGGATTCCGGGGATGATGTTTCCGAGTCCCCTTGCCTCGGATCACAAGAGACGTGGCCCGAACAGCAGGCAACAGGGATTGTCCGAATTTGTCCGGATGTTTCCAACGCCCAGCACCAAGGGAATGTGCGGAGGGAGCGGCAGTTTCCAGAAAATGAAATCCTTGGAATCCGAGGGGGTTGTTACGACGGAAGAACGGAAACAAATGACTGCGGGGAATGGTGGTCAGCTGAACCCGCCGTGGGTCGAGTGGCTCATGGGGTGGCCGCTAGAGTGGACCGCCTTAAAGCCATTGGCAACGGACAAGTTTCGGCAGTGGCAGCAACTGCATTCCGGGTTCTGCTCGGCAGATTGATGAACTACAATCCTCAACTGACGCTTTTTTGATTATGGCTGGAGACTGGATAAAAGTAGAACACACGACGCCCGACAAGCCGGAAGTGGTAAAGTTGGCGGAAATACTGCACATGGATGACCCTGATTTTGTATTGGGGAAACTGTGGCGGTTTTGGGCGTGGGCAGATGCCAATACTCAAGACGGAATCCTAAAAACGAAATATGCACATATCGACCGGGTTGTTTATTGCCCCGGATTTGCCCGCGGCCTTGTCTCCGTTGGCTGGTTGCAAGGCCGTGAAGGTGCCCTTGTAATCCCCAACTTTGACCGCCACAACGGCAATTCCTCCAAGGCGCGCGCCTTGGAAGCGGAAGCAAAACGAATCCGGCGATCTCTGAAAGACCAATCCGACAACGTTTCCGACATTGTGTCCGACAAAAGTCCGACATCATGTCCGACCGTTGTCCGACACAATGTCGGACCAGAGAAGAGAAGAGAAGAAAGTAATACTACTACAACTACAACAACCGGACGCGAGGTCTGCCAATTTCCGCAGGACGTTTCCGAGGTTGACCGTTTCATGGCCGCTCAAGTGCTGCATCCACTCGGAGACGAGCTTTCCCGGTGCGCCGAGCGGTTTTTCAACGAGCAATCCGCCGTTGGATGGCGGAACAAGCACGGAGTCCCCTTGTCGGACTGGCGGCCCCTGGCCCGCCAATACGCCGCCACATGGGCGCGTAACAACCACGCCGATTCCGGCTTGAAACCCGCAAATACTGCGGGAACTACATCAAAATCAACACCTAAACCCTCACGAAGAGATGACTTCTGGAAAGACTGACAACCCCATTGACGCCCGACAAGCCCTGAAGAGCGCCAGCATTGAAAACATCCTTGCCTCAATGGAAGCGCTCGCTGCCGACGACGGAAAAAGCATCGAAGAATTGGAAGCCGAAGCGCTCGCTGCCGAAAAGCAGCGGGAGGAAGAACGCAAGGCAACATACGAACGGCTGGGCCTAATTGACCGCGGATTCCCGCGCCGGGCCATTGATTGCCTCGACGAAGTAACCGGAGAACCATGGAAGAAGGCCCTCCGTGATGCCTACCGCCTTGTTTTGACGCCTGGAAGCATCATTGTACTTAATGGACGTTACGGCACCGGGAAAACGGTTTTAAGCACGTTTCTTGCCCGCCTCATGTACAGGCGCAAGAAACGCGTCCTCTACTCCAAGACGTATGATTACACCATGGCCATCCGTGAGACGTTCAACGGCGGCGGATCGGAATCTGCCGTCATGGCTCGCTACAAGGCGCCTTACTTGCTTGTGCTGGACGAGTATCACGAGGTTAAAGACACGGACTTTACAGGCCCGGCCCTGGAACGTCTGATTGATTACCGGCACCAGAACGGCAAGCCGACAATCATCATTGCCAACTACAACCCCGCCATCCTGGAAGATCGTTTAGGCCCAGCCATTGTTTCCCGCATCCATCTTTGCGGAACCATCATCACGTGTGACTGGCAATCGTACCGGGAAATTAACCACCACCCCAACTAACCCTGGAATCTCGTATAGGGTAAGGCTATCGCCGACGCCGTTGACTGCATTTGATCCCATAAAAAAGGAGCCCTTCCAGTGAGGGCTCCTTTTTTTGCCGCGGCTGTCAATGGGAGTCAGGATTGCTTTTCACAGGATGTTCCGTGATTTCCTGCGGCGTGTTTTTGCCGTCCGTGGATTTTGAGTTGCGTCCTCTTTTGTCAAATGAGGGGATATTTAATTTTCTCCTGATTTTTCCGATGACTTGTATTGATATGCCCGTTTTATCCGCAACA